TGCGCCTATTGCGCCTGAGATTGTGGATGGGGTTTAACGGGCCTGTCGCTGTCGCTGGCGGGTTTTTGTGGGCTGACGGCCCGAAGGCACTAGAGAGGCTTTCGGGCCGTCAGTTTTGTTTTTAGTTAATTGTGCAGGCGGAAATGAACATTGTTCCTGTGGTTGGTGTTATTGCCCACGGTGTTCCTTTGTAAACTCGCCATTCGTAGGTTGTGCCCATTACGGTGGTTCCTTCTGGGCAGTCGCCTGCGATGAGTATGTTTACTCCGCTGGTGAATCCTTTACCGGGGAGCCCCGCCATTCCTGCGGGGCCGGTTTCTCCTTGGTTGCCTTTGACGCCGGGGGCACCGTTGGTTCCGTTGGAACCGGAAGAGCCGGAAGAACCGGTGTCCCCTTTTGGGCCTTGTTCTCCTTTGTCCCCTGTGTCGCCTTTTTCGCCCTTTTCTCCTACTGGGCCAGCGATTGGGTAGGTGACTTTTTTGGGTTTAACTGGTTTGGCTTGGGCTGTTTCCGCTGCTCCTAGAGTGAGCAGGGCTATCATCCCAAGGACCACTATTTTTCTCATAGTTTTCCTTTTATTTAGTTAATTTTCGCGCCGAATGGCGTACCAGTATTCTACCGTTTTTCCACCAAATGCGGTGATTATGTGGTTTATGTCCTATCATTTTATTTATGAGGACACGCTATGCCTGAATGGTTAGACACACCAACGGAATGGTTAACAATTCTGACCATAGGAGGACTCATCCTTGGTGCCCTAAGTTGGATCATCAAGTCACAAATAGCGATGACACGGGACCTCAAACCAAACGGCGGGTCATCACTTAGAGATCAAATAGATGGAATAAGGGACTCTCAGCAGGAAACAAGAGAAGACGTTAGAGAGATTCGCTCCCAGTTAAGCGCCCACTTCAGTGACCATATGAGAGGACAATCATGAAATGGTTCAATTCCGCTTCCAACCGCAAGTTGTTGTACCGAATCTCGTTAGCCCTTATACCTTTGCTCGTATTTTATGGGGTTATCTCCCAAGACGCCGCACCGTTATGGGTTGCGTTAGTTGGTTCGCTGCTGGCACCGTCATTGGCTTTGGCGCATATCACACCAGACGGGCGTGGCCCGCTAGAGGTGCCTCTTGATGTGGACAACAGTGTCGAATTGGATACGGAGTAGTCGTGGTGTTCGTAGACGTCCTGAAATCTTCGCTGGATACGTTTATGCCTGCTGGGTCTGTCACCTACATGAAAGATTGGCGGGCGAACTACACGGGGGTGTGGAAACCGGACAAGAAACCAGTAGCCCTGCTGTTGCACCACACCGCTTCATGCGCTACGCAATCAAAGTCAGCGAAGGCCCCCGGCAATCAGAAGGGGGCCAACAATGGGACTATCAACTACATTCAGAACCATTACCCGGTACCGGCAGCGAACTTCACGTTAGACAGAGACGGCACATTGTACGTACACGCTGGGAATCCTGTTTGGCACGCCGGTTTGGGGTCCTTTAAAGGTAAGAAACCTTGGGACTCGTTGAACATCCCTGACGATGAAGGCAACCGGTACATGCTGGGTGTTGAGATCATGTCGCAGGGGAAAATTAAAGATTACACGCAGGCGCAGGAGATCGGGTTGGCTTGCCTTATTGATGCTTGTTCTGTTGCTGGCGGGTGGGAGTCGTTGTGGTTGAAGAACCGTCCCCGCCATAAGGATTGGACTTCACGGAAGATTGACATTTTGTACACGAACAGTGAAGTGAAAGACTGGATCGTTAAGTACGGAAGTTAAAGGAGCGATGGTATGGGTTTCGCTGAACAGTTAACTAACCTTAAACCTGTTTATAGGGGTACGGTTTGTTTAACTTGCAGTATCATTAGCGAGTTATCTCCAACTGACCGTGACGCCATTAATGCCGCTTTTGACAACCCTAAGATTACGCACGCCGATTTGTGGCGGGTGTTTAAAGCGGAGGGTTACGTGATTACGTCTAGCAGTATTCGCAGGCACCGCATTAAAGAATGCCGCCAGTTGTGACTATCGCTGGTCGTCTTTCCGTGGAAGCGTTGGAGGCTCAACGGGAGATTGAGGATTTGCGGGGGGCCCTTGTAAGGTCGCAGAGGGAACTTGTTAGGGCTAAGTCTAAAACGGATCATCTTATTGCTGCGACCATTCAGGCCGCCCATGACGCTGTTCTTTCTAAATCTAACCCCATTGTCCCTAAACCTAAGAAGGACACTAGGACGAAAACGGGTGAGGTTGCGTTGTGGCATCTCACTGACTGGCAGGGTGCGAAAGTTAGTACCTCTTATAACAGTTCTGTTATGCACACCCGTGTTCACCGGTTTGTGGATAAGGCGGAGCGGATAACAACAATTCACCGCGCTGACCATCCTGTTAAAGATGTTTGTATTTTGTTCGGTGGCGACATGATTGAGGGTTTGTTCAATTTCCCTACGCAACCGTTTGAGATTGATGCGACATTGTTTGAGCAGTTTGTGACTGTGGCGAATCTTATGGTCGCTGTGATTCGTAGGGCGTTGACCGTGTATGAGCATGTTCATGTTGTTGCTGAGTGGGGTAATCATGGCAGGTTGGGGTCTAAACGGGACGCTGTTCCTCGTTCCGATAACGCTGACCGGATGACTTATGAACTTGCTCGCCAGATTTTGTTGTCGTCTGGGGAGACACGGTTAACGTGGGATGACTGCCCGGAGGACATTCAGCGGGTTGAGATTGGTGCTTATCGGGCTTTGTTGATTCATGGGGATGAGATTGGTCGTAGCGGCTATTCGTCTAATACTACGTTGGTTAACCATGTGAACCGGTGGCGGTCAGGTGTTTACCCTTGGCATTTCAGGGATGTTTATGTGGGCCATTATCACACCCACTACCAGTCCAGTCTTGCTGACGGTTCTGGGGCTGTGTATGGCACCGGGTCCACGGAGTCCGATAACCGGTACGCCTCCGTTGGGTTGGCCTCGTCGTCTATCCCATCCCAAAGGCTCCATTTCGTTGATCCTGCGGCTGGCCGGGTCACCGCCCAATATCAGGTGTGGCTCAATGACTGACGAGGAAATGAAACAGTTACGTACCATTAAACTTGATTTAGTGGTGTTGGCGTTAAATGTTAGGGCAGCGAGTGAAATGATAGGGCAACTGATTGGAGAACCTTATGGCAATAGGGAAGAACCTCACGGCTAAGGTAACTTACGCCGATTTGAAGGTTGAACTTATCGCTGAGGGTGCGTCGTGGAACCCTGATGTTGCTGACGATCTTATTAAGCGCGTGAAAGTGTTGTGGCGGGATTCGTTGGAGTCTATGTTGGAAACTAACGCTTGGAACGCTGTTGACGTGGATCAGGATGACGAATGATGGAAGACCCGGACATTCAATGCCAAAGGTGTAAGAACTATGGTGCTGTCGCTTACCGGGGTTGGGAAGTGTTGTGCCAGAAATGTATTGATGCTGAGGAAAGTTTCTACTATGAGGACAGAAAATGACCGCTAACGAGGCTGTTCTATTCGCTGCCAGAAACACAATCAAAGCGTTGGAGTTGGGGACGCGACGTTGGGGTGCCCAGTCCACGCATCACCGGGATTTATTTAGCCCTGACTGTGATTTCGTTATGACCGATTATCTTGAAGGTGCTGACGTTGATGTGGTGTCTGACGCCCACGACTTTAAAGAGTTCCCTGATGACACGTTTGATGGGGTTTATTCCGCTTCAACGTTTGAACATATCCAATACCCTTGGGTTGCTGCTGCGGCACTGTTGCGGATCATTAAACCGGGCGGCTGGTTGTATGTTGCTACGCATCAAACTTTCCCTGTTCACGGGTACCCGTACGATTACACGCGGTGGACTGACGCAGGGTTGCGTTCCTTGTTTGAGTGGGTTGGGTTTGAGGTTGTTGAGGCTGACATGACTAACAAGTGTGTGATTGTTCCGCCACCAACGATAACTGTTTGGGATACTAACGCCCCAGCGTTCCTTGGGGTTGAGGTGTTTTGCCGTAAGCGTTGAACACTGCCTGCCAGTCTTTCGCTCTCGCTTCGATACTCCACCTGTCTACCACTATCTGATATGAGCGTGCCGCTTCTTGTTTCCGGGTTTGAAACACAAGCAGGTGTTCCATTTGGTTGACCCATTCTTCTGGGGTTCTAGCGATATGCCCTACCCCATCTTCGTGTAGGAGTCGGTATTCCGGTACATCACTGGCAACGAAAGGTATGTTTGCTGCCGCGTACTCTAAACCTTTAATGTTTGATTTCGCGTGATTAAATGGGATGTCGTTTAGTGGGACTATTCCTATGTCGAATTGGAACCCGGAGGGGTAGTCATTTATAGGTACCAGAGGTGTGGTGGTGACACGGTGCGGTTGCACACCTGTTATTTCCGCAAAGGCTGGCGCATTATTGGAGTGGCCTGCATGGTGGATCATCAGGTCGTGGCGTTCAAGAAATTGGGGCAGCCACGCCTGTAACTGTTCAAGGTCGTTGTTTCTGTATGAGGTTGCCCCGGTCCACCCTAGGACTGGTTTGCGTTTACTGTGTGTGACTTTAGGGAACTGGTTGGGGTTCACCCCGTTTCTGACCATGTGTACGTTGTTTCGCTGCTTTTCATAGTGATCTAGTAGGAAAGGGGTGGATACGGTTACGGCGTCGGCTTTAGCGATAACTTCTTGGTAATAGTCCCGGTTCGTACGTTTGTTCGATTCAGGGTGGGTGTCGATGTAGGCTTTGTTCGCTGGGGTTAAACCTTCAAAGTAGTCGTCTATGTCTACAATAATTTTTTGCCCTAACTGTTGGGCTAGTTCTATTTGGCGTGGTATCCACCGGTCCATCATCAGTTTCAGAACAATCGTTGAGAACCCGAACACCCCAGTTGTGTTGGTGTCCCTGATCCCGAACCCACGGATGGGGTCCCATGCGACACGCCCTGCGTGGGCTTTCTGGCCACACACAAGCATCGGGAGGATACACCGGTAGTAACCGCACCCCCCCGGAGTTAGGACCCCCAGCGGGCTCACAGTGAAGTCACCTGAAATGAAACCTACCCCCATGTCCTGCTCTCCCATCAGGTTAGCGACGTGCATACGTATCCATCTGGCATCAGCGAGATTAGGTTGGGTTGCTTTGCTCGCTGCTTCTGCTATTTCCTGCTCAGTAAACACACTATTTAGTCCTAATAATGTCTTCCGCTGTCTGAGCCCGTACTTGTTTTATCAAATTGCACACTTCGCATGTATCGCTATCGGAGAATGGGGTGATTGCGATACCCAGCGGGGTCATGTATGGGCGCACTACGCAAAGCGGATCGTGGATCATGTTTTCCTCATCCTAGGTATCTGTCACAGGAAG